TTAAGTTGATTTACAGCCTCATCATAAAGACCACCTGTGTCTTTAAGATATTTAATGTAATTGTCATTCAAAGAAGCATTACCAAATTCTCTGGCTGCCATACGAACGATAGTTTCCTGCTGAGCTGTATTATCTTTATCAATCTGCCAACCAGTTCTATCAGGAAGCTCACCAAAACCACGAGGAGAACCATTAACCTGAACATAGTCAACAAATTGCTTAAGCATAGGATTATCAGCATACAACTTATTAACAGCACCTTCAGCTATTTCATTACGCTGCAAATCTACTACAGCTTTAACATAAGCCTGAACACCAGCAGCATCATTCGTAAATTCTACAGGTTTTCCATCTTCCCCAACAATTGTCTGACCGAAAGCATCCTGAATAGTTTCAAGACTAATACTATCATCAGTTTCTTCCTGAAGAGATTCAATCCATTCTTTTACGTCTTTAGCTTCTTTAAAGACTTTACCATCTTTGTCAACTAAATCACCATTCTCGGCAACAGTGTAAGTTTCACCTTCAAATTCAACATTGTCACCAGCTGCAAGCTCCCCCGTAGAAGAAGATTTATCTTGCTGACTACCCTGTCCATCTCCAGCACCATTACCTTCACCTTCGCCGCCTTGGTTACCTTGACCATCACCGTTACCATCAGAACCTTGACCTTGGTTATCTTTGCCAGTAATATCAGTATTGCCACCACCGTTCAAATCAGTAGTGTCACCATTTCCTTGCTGACCTCCATTAGCACCGTTACCAGAGCCACCTTGAGTTCCGTTACCAGAGCCGCCATTACCTGCGTTACCGCCCTGACCTTCAAAATCAATATCAACTTCTGCCATAACTTAAACTTTAGATTTATAATAATTATTACTTTGTTATAAGACGCTACAAATATAATATATTTATCTCAATCTGCAAAATATTTTAAAACTTTTTAATAAATATATGTACCATTGCTACTGATACCATAATTAAATAAGGTACGTACGAAATTAATAATGCCAATACTTTAAGCATAATCTTTAACAGCTTCAGTAGTAATCAATAATCTTTTCTAAAGGGGTGCAAATACTATCTAAAAATCCTCTATTTGCTATCTCTCGTTTATCACATTGTTTAGAAATATGTCGGTCGATAAGTTATTCAGCAAGACTATGCGAACCTGTCAAAATGAATTTTCAATCCTACAAATAAATAAAGTGTCCTGAATAGGATATTAATCACTATCAGGACACAGAGTAACTTGGGAATGCACTCAAGTTATTTAGAGTTAATCTTTTTGTTTGCTAACATCTTTTTAATAGTAGGTTCTGCACTCATTTGTTTAAGAGTTTGAATAACCTCTTTACGAGATTTACCTGTAGCATGAGCAATTTGATTAATAATCATATCGTTGTTCATAATTTTAAAATTTTAAGTTAATATTAAGAACAACCCAAGTGCCAAAGTTGTTTATTCAAATACTATATTTCTTTTACTAAGTTTATAATTAATAATTTTATTTTTAATTATGTTTTTAACTAAAACAGCATAATATTTTATAACGTTGCTTATAATATGTATGTTACAACTTTTTAAACTATATAATGGTTTAAAGGGTACAATAATTCCAGCTATACAATAACCTTTAGTCTTATTATAACCGCAATAAAACACTTTTCTATAAAAATAGTTTCTAATCTTAATCATATTACAAATCATTTAGTTCCATTTACTTGTATTTCTTGCAAAATTAGCTTTCTTAACCATAGCAGGAGAATAAGAATCTTTATTTCTTAAAACTCTAGAAGCAAATTCTTGAACTCCCATACCATGTTTAGTTGCAGCAGCTGTGAAAGTACCACGTTTAGAAGGAGTTATATGAATAGAACCACCAGATGATTTTTTATCTCTTCCATCTTCTAAACTACGTTTATACCAAGATTGAATCTCAGGACTACCCCAAACTTCATCAGCTCTTTTATTTACAAGTTGCTGATAATTAGGTTGTCCTGGATTATATTTATTAGGATGTTCTTTGTAAAATTTAAAAGCATTATATAAAGTATGATTATTACCATATACATTTTCATATTCTTTTGCTTTTAAATCCGCATAACGTTCTCCAGACTTTAACATACTTATAAATAAGTCAGGATTCTTTTTATTTGTAGCTTTAGCAGCAGCATAATTCCTAGAAGCTTCATATGGATTAGTTTTATCAATATAAAAATTAACCAAATCTCTAGGACTAACAGCCTCTCCTTTTTTATTTATATGTTGTCCTGTTCCTCTATTTTTAAACCATTGTATATCTTCTTTGTTTAGAAGAGAATATACACTAGTATCATCTGTTGGATTACCAAGAGTACTTTCTTTTACTGCTAATCCTATAGCGGTTTTAACTGGTAAACCAGCAGCATTAGCATACTTTGCTATAGTATCTAACATATTTTCAGATATTATAGCACCAGTAGCTAATCCTGCATTAGTTAATGTTCTACGTTTTGTTTCTATAAAAGGAATAGGATATGCTTTAGGAGATTTTACTTTATTGCTTTTAATATCGTATCTATAATCTACATCGTTAAAATAACGATTATTATCAGCAATAGCTTCTGCCTTAGTATTAAAAACATTCCCAGTATATTTAGCTCTATATTTTTTAGGCATTACTATAACAATTTTAATAATAAACCAATTACCAAACCTATGTAACCTGCTACTATATCCATAAATTCTACATTATGAGTACAGTTATGGTTACTATCATATATTTCTTTCCATATAATAACAGTAGTAGAAACAACAGTAGCAGCTAGTACACTCCACCACATACTCAAAAACAATTCAAAAACGTCATAAGTTGCTACACCTATAATAAGAACAATGTACGAATGTAACAACTTGTCTGCTGGAATCTTAGCCAGTAAATTAAATATTTTCTCTATCATAATCGAACATTTTATTAATTGATTTATCACTTATATTAATATGTTTCTTTTTAATAAATACTTTAAACTTTTCTTTTAGATTACTTATCATATTTGTTTTTATTAGTTTTAGCTATACGTTCTTTAGATTTAATATCTTCAAGTTTAACAGCTCTATCAGCAGCTTTGTTATACAAATCAGATTGCATCTTCTGACGTTCAAGTTCTATCTTTGCTTGTTCAGTTCTAGTTCTGTTATCTTCAGCAGTTGCTGCTAATCTGTTTTTAGCTTGTTCTGCTTCATCTCCGCCAGCACTACCGAGCATAGACATATCAACATCAACGTATTTAAGAGCCATCTCGTGTTGGAATTTAAGTTCTTCAAGTTGTCTATCTTGATCACCTTTAGCTTCAATCTCACGAAGTTTATTTTGAATTTCTTCTTCTTTAAGTTGAGCATCAACTTGTTTCATTTGCTCTTCGTGTTGAGCCTTTATCTCATTGAACTTTTGGACAGTTGCTTTAATTTGAGATATATTATCACCTGTAATAGCTGCAAGAGCCATATCAAGGTCACCGTTTTGAGCAGCACTAAAAGCCCATTGACGAAGTTGTTGAAGTTTATCTTGTTCTTTAGCATCATTTTTAACAGTTACTCCATATGTAGAGTATACAAAACTATTAACATCAAGGCTGATATAATGACGATTACCATCTGCATCAAGATATGCTGTATCAAGTCCATCGATATATGCAAGTTTACAGAAGTCAATATCCCTTTGATAATCACGACGACGCATCTCATCAAATACTTGAACTATTATAACACTACCCATAGATGAACGAGCAATAGCTTCTTGAGTTGTACCAACACCAGAAGATTGAGCAATATCACCATAACGCTGAGCGTTCATATCAACAGTATCCCAAGCTTCTTGACGAGTAGCTTCCATAAGTTGAGTAATTTGAGAAATATAATCTCCCATTTGAGCATTAAGCATTCTTATGTTAGCCATCTTCTGAGAGTTAGCGTCTTCACTATCATCAACAAGAAGAACTCCATCTGCTGCCATTCTATAAACTCTATCTTCAGACTTACTAGATACAAGACTTTCAGGAAGAATAAGAATGAGCATCTTATTCTTTGCTATAACCATTTCACGATGATAAGCAAAGATGTTACGCATAATCTGATAAGGAGTAATAGTTTTGATAATACTGAACTTACCCATATAAGGAATTACTTCCATAATACCATTATAAGGAAGTTTACCATCACGTTCAAAAGCTATAGGTCTAGCTTTTATAGGATAAATGGCAGTATATCTTCCACCAATACGATAACCTTCATAAACCTGTGGTTTATATGCCCATTCAATAGAAATATCTCCAGCTTGAGTATCTAGTTTATAAGACTCATCTACAACTCTAGTTGTAACAAGACCCACTTCATTTACATAAGTAAGAATACCTTGTCTAGCATAGCCTCTCCAAACAACGTGCCATACTTCATATAAATTATTATTAACAGCTTCTACTCGTACACCCTCATTCTTAAATAAGTTACGTTCTTCTTTTGTAAACTTTTCACAAACATCAGGATAGTACTCAAAGAATTTAGAATACATAAGTTGAGTAGGGCCACTAGCACTACTGTAATCATAGTATTTCTTTAAATAATTTCTATCTTCTTTTGTAAGAACATCATCAAACATATCAAGAATCTGAGGATAAGACATAAGATGACGTCTTGCAAACATATCATGGTCTTCTACAAAAAACTCCCCGTTAGGAATAGGAAATGCATCAATTACAGGAATATGCTCTTTAACAACTTTCTCACCTCTAATATCTGAATAAGTATAACATTCTCCAAGAGAAACATAATCAAAGAAAGCAGAAAGATAAATCATAATATCAGAAGTAATACTTCTAACAAAGTTAAGAACAT